TAATAACAATAGCGAGATATATGACGAACCTCGCGAGAATATCTTTAAAAACAACATTGTGTACAAGACCCACCAAAACTCCCCGGAACAGAACCGGGAATTTACATTTAATAGTAAGTTGTATGAGCGGTTCGGCGATAATTTTGCAGCTTGCGAAATATCCTTTAACTGTGTGGCATTTGATGCTACAGCCAGTTTTCAAGTGATCTCATCAGGACTTGGCACCAAAACATTGTCCTGGTCAGAAACCAATTACCCAAGCTATTTCCATGACAATGTACAAGCAGACCCTAACTGGGTGAGTTCAACCCCTGTTCAACCGGCTGACTTCAATTTGGATACCGGTAGCCCATGTATCAATGCGGGTGGAGATCTAACTACAGCTAATGGGGCAGGGGCATCCAGTATCACGCTCATCGTGGATGACGCAGACTATTTTCAGGATGGGTTCGGAATCATCACCGCTGATTCAATTCAAGTAGGGGCTAATAGTCCGGTACTCATCACCTCCATTAACTACGTCACCAAAACGATCACCTTAGCCAGCGCAATTACGTGGAGTGACGGCGACGGGGTGAATTTACCGTATTCCGGTTCAGCACCGGATATTGGCGCGAATCAAACGTAAGGGTAAATCATGGCTATAGTATTAAACGGCAGTAATCAGCGGGGGTATCGCACGTATTCCCGTTCATTAGCAAGCGCAACGACGTTGGCTTGCCGTTTTAAAATGCCTGATCCGTTACTTAACTCCGCCGATGTCATTTTTGGATTTTACGACGATACCCAAACAATTACATATTTACGACTATCAGTTACCACTGCAAACCAGCTGCGGGGTGAGGTACGAACCTCTACAGGAGAGATTAAAGCCTCGTCTACAACGGCATTAACGGCTGGTAGTTGGCATAGTGGGGTTGTAACTCATGATGGGGCGGGTAATGTTGAGCTTTACCTAGATGGAGAGAGCAAGAAGACAGACTCAGGCTCAATAACCGGAGGAGTGACACTTAATATTGTTGTGGCTGGTGCGGCTAAAACCTCGTCAGGTTTTTCTAAGGAATGGGGTGGGTCTCTGGCCTATGCTGGGTTATGGACGCGGGTATTAAATGCCACTGAATGCGGAGACCTCGCTAATGGCACCTCAAAGCCTACAGATATTACAAGTGGTTTAGTTGATGCGTGGGACTTAATTGCAGACGGAAACACTGATGCATCGGGTACTAACCTTACTTTAGACAATACCCCTACTTTTGATGCTGAAGATCCTTTGGCAGCAACAAACGCCATCCACTTAAAAGTAGTTGATGATACTAATGTGGTGGACGATACAGGAACGAATGTCACGCACACCTTCGACAACTGGCGCATGTTTGATAAAGACCCGATAGTGGATACAAGCGCTGTGGTATTGGATAGTGGAATTAATGCGGCAGTTGTGGCCGGAGAGGTGAGTTTAAGTACTAACCTTGCCTTATCTACTACCGGCTTTCTGATGCTTTATGACAATGATCGTACCCATAATGTGTATTGGGATAGCGCGGTAGTTGAGGCACCATGAGTTTACGTGATTATGCGTTTTTAAATGGAACCGCATTACTAGATTCACCGCTAACCTATACCGCTGGTGGAACACCCACGCTCGACAGCGCGGTTGCTGATAAAGAAGTACGCATCAGTATCAACGTGGCACTGAATTTCAGCAGCTATTTTTCTAACGTCGACCACTACGAAATCATGTCTGGGTTGCCTGTTGGTACCGGCTACACCATTAGCGGAAGTTCGTTAGTTGGTACCGCAAATGCGGTGGATATTACTGATCTGAACGATACGAACGTCGTGGTGAGAGGTTGGAATCTAGGTGAAACGCTCTATGCCGAAGACACGTTTACACTCACCGTTTTATTAGGGTATGACACCGACCCAATCCATGCAAATGGCTTCTTGGCGGATGATACAGACATAAGCACCGGTTCGACCTTTGATATTACTACTGAACCATCCCATGGCACCTATACCCCTGTTGCTGGGGCAGGTGATATCGATGTGCAGTATGTTCCTGCTTTGGCATATAACGGGGCAGATTCATTTGTATATCGCGTAAAAGACCGAACATCCGGTGCAATACAAAGCGGAACTGTAAATTTATTTATTGGTAAACCGGTAGAAGACACGCCTATTGGTACCCAAAATACAGTAGAAAATATCGCCATAACTCCGGTTGATCTTTCTTCTAATAGCTCAGGGGCTGATACATACGGGTTATCAGGGCTACCTGCTGGGTCAGGGCTAACGTTTGCAAGTAGTACCTTAAGCGGTACACCTAACGCCACTGATTTGGCCAACACCCCAATGAGTCTGACACCGAGTTACACCAATGGCGAAGGCACCACAACGGGAACCATATTCACGCTGAATGTAGGGCTTCTCAACTATACCTTGGTTGTTCATGAGCTTTTTAACGAAAACGTGGTCGACACGGTAAATGTCATAGACCGCAAACTACTTGTTATCAATGAAATATCAAACGACAACTTCATTGAGACGATTAATATCTGGCCTTCTACAGCCATCGTTATCAACGAAATGAGTAACGATAACGTCATTGATACCATCGATATCAGCATTCATCACCCAGTTATTATGGATAGCATTAGTAATGACAATGTTATTGATACGGTAAATGTTACATATTTTGATGGCTCAATTGAGATTACTGATGTAGCGAATGACAACGTAATTGAAACCGTAGTGTTAACCCAGTACTACCAGGCAATTATTCGTGACGTGAGAAGCGGAAACAAGATTGATAACGTTGAATTGGTCAAATACTACGATGGCTCAATAGATATTATTGGCCCATTCCCTGATGTCGAAGTTGAACACATTCGACTCACCAGCACTACACCGGTAGCCAGGGTTTACAACTAGCTCAACGAGCGCTTTTTATTCGTCGTGATGGCGACAATTCCGATACGGAGAAAAAACCATGCCCACCTTACATGATGACGTTTTGGATGCTCAGAACGACGAAATACTCAACAATTGCAGTTCAATGATAGCGTGTGACCGCGACCCAACAGATTATGCTGATGCGGTTGCCGGAACTCTTGCCACTGTAAATATGGTACCTGGTGATTTCACTAAAGCGGCGGGTGATACCTCGGGGAGAAAAGTCACTGTTGCCTCAAAGTCAGCAGTACCCGTTACTGCCACCGGAACCTATGACAAAACTGTGTTACTAGATTCAACCGGTAGCCGTGTACTCGTTGTAGCTGAAGGAACCGACCAAGCACTAACTGCAAACCCTGGTGCAACGATTGACTTTCCTGCTTGGGATGTTGAAAACAGGCAGGCTACCTAATGGCCGTTAATACTGAGGTCGTCTACAACGGCAGTAACAATTACGTCGAGACGCTAATCAAACTCTATGACCCGGATACCGACACGGAATCCGCTTTGATTATGTCTGATGTGGATCGTATGACTGCAACATTAATTGGCGAACTATCTCAGAACAATATCACTATTGATTCTGATATTGATCCCGCAGCATTCGACTGGACTGTTGGTAGTGGGAAATTGCGGCTGTATTTTGGAATGCTCAACGTACCCGCAGGTACTCGTTTAGTCCGTATTAAAGTCTATGACCCTAATCACGCAAGTGGACAGGTAATTATTTGGGAGCATGGTGCGGATCGATTGCTAATTCAATTTGAGGATGCTGTGTGATGAATGAAGCCGCAGCAAGAAGAAGGATACTTTCTCTACATGATAAAGGAACCCCATACCTTGGTTTTATCACTGATGAAATTAAAAGTGATGAAGACCCTTGCTTAGTCGAACTTTTAAAACGCTGTAATACCAAGGTTGATGATGTTGAGTACGTGAATCTTGGCGGTTGTTGTTATGTTTACACTACAGGTAAACAAGAGAGTGTAGCGTAATGGCCAGACCCTCAAAATATACAGATAAACTTGCTAACGCTATCTGTAAGAAAATTATGGAAGGCGAGAGCTTATTAAAAATCTGTAAATCAACAACACTTCCTTCGCGCTCTACTGTTAATAAATGGTTATCTGAAAATAAAGAGTTTTCGGACAAATACACACGTGCACGTGAGAGACAGGCTGATTTTTACACCGAAGAGATGATTGATATTGCCGATAAGGTGGATGCTAAAAGTAGCAGCGCAGTGAATAAAGCAAGATTACAGATTGATGCAAGAAAGTGGAAAGCATCAAAACTGGCTCCTAAGAAATATGGCGACAGGATTATTCAAGAACACCAAGGCGAACTTGGTATTAATTTAATCGGCATGACTGATGATGAACTCGATGTTCGAATTGAACAGCTTATCAAACAAGCTACCTCGTGAGGCAAAGCTTGAACTTGCCTTACTTCTTCATGAACAGCAGCGCCGAAAGTCAAGACGCCTTATAGATACCTATTTCCCTGATGAGGGAGAGCACCGACGAGAGTTATACCCCAAACACTTATTATTCTTCGAGGCAGGCAAAACGGATAACGAACGGTTATTCATGGCTGGCAATCGCACAGGGAAGACAATTGGGGGGGGCTACGAAGTTACAACTCACATGACGGGGGATTATCCACATTGGTGGCCTGGTTACGTTTTTGATCGACCAGTAAAGGTGCTAGCCGCGGGGGATACATCAGCAACTACTCGAGACATCATTCAAGATAAATTGCTTGGCCCTTGGGGAGAAGAGGGCACCGGATTAATACCAGGTGATTTAATCACAGGTACAACACTAAAACGAAACGTCGCTGAAGCATTTGAACAAGTCAAAGTGAAAAGTGAGTTTGGTGGCGATTCAAGAATAATGCTTCGTTCTTATGATCAGGGACGAAAGGTATTCCAAGGTTTCGAAGCCGATATTATTTGGTTTGATGAAGAAGTACCAAACAATATCTATGAAGAAGCATTGATACGAACCATGACTACAGGTGGTTTATTGATTATGACATTTACGCCAGTTGAAGGTTTAACAGAGCTAGTAGTGTCATTCATGGAATCAGCAGGTTTGCTATGAGTCGAGCAGTGATTATGTGTAGTTGGGATGAGGTGCCGCACTTGAGTGAGAGTGATAAGCAACGGTTAACGAGTTCATTACCTCCTCACCAACAGGATGCCAGAATCAAGGGTATTCCAAGTCTAGGTGCTGGCGCAATATACCCGATCTCAGAAGAAGAGATCATGATTGAGCCTTTCCAAATGCCTAGGTATTACCCTCGTATTTATGGTTTAGATGTGGGCTGGAACAAAACGGCTGCTATATGGGGGGCTCACGACCTTGATGCCGATATTCTCTATTTGTACTCAGAACATTACCGAGGCAAAGCTGAGCCTTCTGTTCATTCTACATCGATCAAAGCACGTGGTAATTGGATCCCCGGTGAAATAGATCCTGCTGCTGCTGGCAGTGGTCAGAAGGATGGGGAAAAGCTTATTGAGATCTATGAAGGTGAAGGCTTACATCTCAACAAGGCCAACAATGTAGTTGAGGCGGGTATTTATGCTGTTTATGAACGGCTTTGTACAGGAAGACTAAAGGTATTTTCTACGCTTCAAAGTTGGTTTAAGGAATATCGTCTGTATCGACGCAACGAAGATGGAAAGATTGTTAAAGAAAACGATCATGCAATGGATGCAACACGCTATCTAGTAATGGGCATCCAAAATGCCATTGTGCAACCTATCCCTAAGAACCATCAACCATACCGTCCAGCTGATCCAGTAACAGGGTATTAACGCATGAATGACCATCAAGAACAGGACATCGATAAAGATCAGGATGACCAGTTACTCGAATTGGGCACCCATCTTAAGCGGTTATTCGAAAGCAATGCTGGTAAGCGTGAAGTTGTGGAAGCAAGGATGCTAAAGAACCTTCGACAATACCACGGTAAGTATGAGCCTGGTGAAATCCCAAAAGAAGGTTCGCAATTATTCGTTAACATTACGCGCAACAAAACCAACGCAGCGGCTGCACGTTTGGCTGAAATGCTCATACCGAACGATGATAAAAACTGGGGGATTGCCCCAACACCAGTCCCTGAATTAGTCGATAAATCGAGTTCTACGCGTGATGTAGAAATAAATGAAAACACGGTGACAACAGAAGGGGATCTTGCCAAGTCAGAAATGCAGGAAGCCAGAGATTCTGCCACAAAAATGGAAAAGGAGATTAACGATCAATTAACGGAGTGCAACTACAACGCCAGTGAGCGAGAAATTATATTCCATTCTTGCCAGTTGGGAACAGGCATATTGAAAGGCCCAGTAGTAGTCGGGAAGGTGAAAAAGGTTTGGACTCAGGTTGAGGGTGATGTTTATCAAATCAAAATGGTGAAGGATAGGAAACCGCAAAGTTCTGTCGTACATCCACTGAACTTTTATCCTGATATGTCCGCTAGTTGTCCGGAAGAGATGGGCTTTACATTCGAGAAACATTTCAAGTCGCGAAAGCAGTTGAAAAAATTAGCCCTATCACCTGGCTACCTGAAGTCGCAGATTAAGAAGGTATTACGTCAAGATCCTATCGATCTACAGGATGACACTGATATTCAGCAACAAATACGGGACATAACCGGCGCAGATTCAATATCAGAAGATACTCGTTACCATGTGCACGAATATCATGGCCCTATAAAGCGGGAGTGGTTAGAAGCATGTGGTTGTGAAATTGAGGAAGAGGACGATCCCTTTGAAGAACAAGAAGGGATGGCTATTTTCGTGGGTGATATTGTTATCAAGGCAATGATTCACCCGATGGCTACTGAAGAGTCACTTTATGACATTTTCAATTGGGAAGAAGATGAAAGTTGTGTCTTTGGATTTGGTGTACCGCATCAGATGGAGAACCCCCAGAAAGTTATTAACTCTTCATGGCGCATGACCATGGATAATGCAGGGTTAACGACTGGCCCTCAAATTGTAATCGATCAAGATGCGATTGAACCGCTTGATGATAACTATACCTTAAAACCTCGCAAGGTATGGATTAAGAAAGACAAGAATAAGGACATCAACAAAATATTTGCCACTTTCAATATCGAAAGCCATCAAGCCGACCTAATGAATATCTTCACTATGGCGCGTCAACTGGCTGATGAAGAAACCAACCTGCCGCTCATTGCTCAAGGGGAACAAACAGACAGCGTTACAAAGACAGCTCACGGCATGAGCATGCTAATGAATAGCGCCAATATTGTAATACGCAGAGCGGTTAAGAATTTTGATGACAACATAACTCGACCTCATATCGAGCGTTATTACGATTGGAACATGGAGTTCAACAAAAAAGCCGAAATCAAAGGCGACTTTACTATTGATGCGCGTGGTTCCTCTGTCCTTCTGCAACGTGAACAACAATTAGTAGCAGTACAGAATCTTATTCAATTAGCTGGCCAGCCCCCTTACTCATCATTTGCAGAGCATGAATGGTTATTCCGCCAATACGTGAAACTCAACTCGTTTGATGAAGACCAGGCAGTTAAGAGCGAAGAACAAATTAAAGAGGATGCAAATCGAGAGCCGCCTCAAGATCCAATGATTGAGCTAAGACAATATGAGCTTCAGCTCAGAGAAAGGCGTGATCAAGTCGATGCCCAACTTAAAACTTATCAGGTTGACCGGGACTTTGAATCTAAGATGGCTGGAATAGCGGTAGGCAAAGAGTTGAAGTTAGAAACTCTCTACAGTCAGCTGGGAATGGATCAGCAAAAGCTTGATATGGCCGAACGTTGGGAAGGCATAAAAGCTATGAATATTCAGACAGAGCTTGCCATTAAACAGGATCAAGGTAGCGGTATATGAGCATTAATAAACATTCTGATACGTGGGCTACCGTCGAAGAGCACTGCAAGACTCAGATAAAAGATTACACCGAGAAATTAGTTAACCTACCACCTGGTCGTGAAGCAGATGGTCAACAATACCGCGGTTATATCTTTGCCTATCAAGAAATACTCAAACTGGAAGAACCACATAAACCCATTGAAGGGGAAACCCCAAGTCATTACTGAAACCGGCCATTGAGTCGGTTTTTTTATATCCAACCGCCGCTTGTGAAAGCCGCACAGGAGCAAAACCATGGGCACCGAAACAAATAATCTACCAGATGATTCTAACGGAACAGTCGTTGAGGAAGAGTCATTTAACGATGACGAACTGTTTGATCAAGTCGCTGGGGAGTTTGAAGAGGACGATCTAGATAATGATGAGGATGAAAATGCGGGTTCTTTGGAGGAAGAGGGCGATGACACGTCCAAACCACCCGAAGAGCAGCCAACAGCCGATACACCACCAGAAAATGAAGAGCCCGGCATTGAAGAACGTTTGGCCGCTGCTGAACGTGAACGAGATGACTGGAAGCATCGTTATCAGAGTAATGATGGCCGTGTTTCTGCCTTTCAACGTAAGGCAGAAGGCTTCGAGCGTCAATTGCAAGAATTGCAGGACAAACAACCCTCTCAAGCCGAAGCAGATCAAGCAAGTGAAGCCCTGCAAAACGGCAAGTGGGATGAGTTTAAGCAGGACTTCCCTGAAGTAGCTACTTCTGTAGAAGCTTATATCGCAACTCAATTTGGCGACCTTAAAAGTCAGGTTGGCCAACTTCAGCAAACCATTCAACCGATGAAAGAAACCGTACAGTCAGTATCCGATCAGAGAGAAGAAGCCGCGTTAGCCGCTGAACACTCAGATTGGAAAGAAATTGACGGAAGTGCGGATTTTCATACTTGGCTAGGCCAACAACCTAGCACCATTAAAGGAATGTACGGAACCGGAGCCGCAAACGCCGCTTATCTAATTAACTCCTACAAAGTCGTGAAAGGACTCAACACGCCAGCCGAGGGCGGTCATGCCCCCCCCAATGAGCAGGCAGAAACGTTGCGCAAGCAGCGAGAGCAAACACTGGAAACCAGTGAGTTACCAGTAAGCCGAGGCGGACACGCAAACGCTGATTTGGATGATGAAGTCGATTTGTTTGACTCCATCGCTAAAAAGGTCGAGCGACAGCACCACCTCTAATTTCTGTTTCCTTATATAAGGAGTACGCACCATGGCTACTACAACCTATAGTGGCTTGAGCCAGCGTACAACGACCTACGCGGCAATAAAAATGCTGGCTCATGCGGAACCAATCTTGGTTCTATCAAAATACGGGCAATCTAAGCCCTTACCCAAAAACAAGGCGAACAACGTTAAGTTCCGTCGCCCCATTCCATTTGTAATTAGCACAACACCTCTGAGTGAAGGGGTGACACCAACCGCTAAGCAAATGCAGTACGAAGACGTTCAAGCAACCATCGCGCAATACGGTGATGTAGTTGAAATTACGGACGTTGTAGAAGACTTGTCTGAAGACCCAGTATTAAACGATTCTTCAATGTTATGTGGTGAACAGGCCGCAGAAACTATTGAACTTGTAACCTGGGGCGCAATCAAGGCTGGTACCAATGTGTTCTACACCAACGGGGCATCTCGTGCGGTGGTTAACACTACGATATCTACGCCTAAGCAACGAGCCATTACTCGTGCGTTAAAGCGCAACCGAGGTAAGAAAATTACTTCAATGATGGCTTCAAGTGTTCGCTGGGGTACTGAACCTATCGATGCAGCATTTATCGCGTTTTCTCATACGGATATGGAAAGTGATATTCGTGATATGACCGGCTTTGTGCCAATTGAGAAATACGGGTCAATGAAGCCTCTCCCTTTCGAGTGCGGCAAAGTTGAAGATGTACGCTATGTGCTCTCTCCCGTGCTGGATCCCTTCCTAGCAGCAGGTTCACTCACGCTTAACGGTATGACCGCTGACGACGCCACCAACGTAGATGTTTACCCCGTGATTTATATTGCGAAGGAAGCATACGGTGTTATTCCACTGAAAGGAAAAGGTGCTATCAAGCCACACATCATTAACCCAAACACCCCTTCTAAGTCAGATCCTCTAGGCCAGAAAGGGTATGTCGGTTGGAAGTGTTACTTCGTAGCGAAAATTCTTAATGAGCTTTGGATTGCTCGTTTAGAAAGTGGTGCAACAGCGCTTAGTTAATCAATAGTTCTTAACCGAGCACATCATTAAAAGGGCGGCTTTATGTCGCCCTTCCTTTTGGAGTATTACACCGTGACTGAATTTGACATTCATACCGCAAAACCAGCGGAAATTAAAAAGCAACTCGAAGCAAACGGCGTTAAATATGATCCTAAAGCTAATGGGGATGTATTGCGTCGTCAGTTAATGCGTATTCTCGGTATTCCGGTACCAGCAATTGTCGAAAAAGATTCTGAAATGCAGAACGTTCGCAAGGGTGAAAAGAAGCGTATCAAAATCTTAATTCATAAAACTAAAGAAGATAAGCAACCGGTTCCGGTCGCCATTAATGGGTTTACCTGGTTAATCAAGAGAGGGCATGAAGTCGCAGTTCCAATTGAAGTAATAGAAGCCTTGCGCCATGCAATACGAACCGAGTTGGATGAGGAAACAATGGAATATATTGAAGTTCCGTCCTACCCATTTCAGGTACTAGGTGAAGTAAACGTATGAACTTTTTGGCGCTCTGTAAATCATTGAGACAGGAGGCCAGCCTTTCAGGGGCTGGCCCCACCACTGTTGAGTCTACTGTACCAGCTGAAATGCAAAGGGTGATCAACTGGGTTGCGACTTCATGGACTGAGATACAAGAGCAAAGGGATGATTGGCGGTTTTTACGGTTTGCTTTTAGTAAAACCATAACCGCATCCAGTCCAACGATTGCTGTTGCAACGGACTATAAGAAGTTTAAGGAAGATTCTGGGGTAATGACACACCCTAATGGTTCAGTCTCTCAACCTGATTATGTGGATCCCGACACCTTTACTCATGCAAAAAGATTGGGGCACTACCAACCGTCTGGTACGCCTATTATTTTTACTGTACATGATGATGGCATCTTAGAAACTCTGCCTGCACCCGATGGCTCTTATACCTTTGATGGTGACTATTTTCGCACCCCACAAATACTAACTAAAAATATCGATATAGCGTTATTGCCGGTTCAATACCACATGCTCATTGTGTATTTCGGTTTGATGAAGTACGGCGCTTGGGATGAATCACCCAATCATTATGCCCGTGGTGAAACTGAATATGACCGGATTTTTAGGCAAGTAGTACGAACTCAAACTCCTCGTATTACGTTACCAGGGCCGTTGGCATGAAGTTCAACACCAAGCGAGATAAGGCATTTCCTTTCGCTGGTGGGCTAGACCTAGAGTCTGCTGCACTCTCAATGAAGCCCGGTGCGATGATTGCCTGCAAGAATTACGAGTGTAATGTGTTGGGTGGTTATCAACGGGTCGCAGGATTTGAACGATTAGACGGACAGCCATCACCAACTAAAGCAGCTGACCCTACAGCGGCGAGAGCATTAATTCAACCCGTGCCAGGTAGTGGCTCTGTTCTAGGAGTACATATTTTCGAAGGCGATATTTATGCTTTTAGAAATACGGTTGCTGGTAATCAGGCGAAAATGTACAAAGCTACAACGTCCGGTTGGTCAGAAGTTAATACCCCAGCCTTTAACCCAGGTGGTCGTTTCGAAATTGTAAACCATAACTATTACGGAAATAGTGATGGCAATGCCATGTATGGGGTGGACGGTAAAAGCCTTCCTTTTAAGTTCGACGGTTCAACCTTTGAGCAAATCACTCCACCCCAAGATGGTATCTATCCCACTCATATTGTTGCGCATAACTATCACCACTTTTTAGCATACCCTGGTGGCTCATTAATCCATTCCAATATTGGTGACCCATCAACCTATGATGCAGGCATGGGGGGCGCAGGAGCCATTGGTACCGGTGCCGATATTGTCGGTCTTAAAGTCACAGTGGGTGGCGCATTGGCAATATTCATGCGTAACCGTATTTCCTTACTGTATGGCAATGATGCGACTGATTGGCAGAAAAAAGATGTTCGTGCACAAGACGATTTGGCAGGGGCAATACCGCATACCATTCAGTCAATGAATGACCTTTTCTACTTAGATGATCGGGGTATGACCTCACTTCAACATACTGAAGCCTACGGCAACTTTCAGGCCTCTATTTTCAGTGAACAACTAAGCCGCTACATAGCATCCAATAAACACCGATCGATAGGGTCAATCATTTCACGCTCTAAAAACCAGTATCGTCTGGTGATTGATGCTAATGGTAGTTCTGAGATCATCACAGCAACGTTCCGCAATAATAAATTAGCAGGGCTGGGGATATCGTCTTTTGATCCTCTTATTAGCTGTACTGCTGCAAGTGAGCGCTCAGATGGTACTGAAATACTTCTGTTTGGTGCCACTGATGGCTATGTCTATGAAATGGATGTTGGTACCTCGTTTGATGGCGGCGGTATCGAGAGTATCTGCAAATTGGCCTATCACACCTATGGACGTGATTCTCGTCGTCGTACTCGTTTTTTCTACGGAAATATAGGTATTGAAGCCACAAGTAGTTTAACACTCAAAATAAAGCCTGAATTCGATTATGGAAGTACCGACATAGCCAGCCACCCAAACAGAAATAACGAAGTGCTGGGTGGTGGTGCAGCCTGGAACACGAAAAACTGGAATGAATTTCTTTGGTCTGTTCAGACCTACGGTGAAGCACTATTCGATATTGCTGGGGTAGGGCGCAATATGAGCCTCATTATCTACCATAAAGATGCCGTTACCCAGCCCTTCACGTTGAATGACGCCACGATCCATTACGCAACACGAGGATTAAAACGGTGAGTGATTATTTTGCATACAGTGATTCGTTAACTGCAGGTGAACTAGCCCGTGCTGAAGACGTGGCTTCTGAGCTTGAAGCAATAGAGGCCGGTCTTGACCTACTACCAAAACCACGTAATGACGGAACAGGTTTTGAAGACCCGTTTGTTGTTGCAGAAGCGACCCAAGACGATCATGCGGCTAACTGGGGTCAACTTAAAACACTTGAGACAAACGCCGCAGACAGCGCACAACTAGCACAAAGCGAAGCTAGTGACTCAGAAAACAGCGCTGCGGCAGCACTAACTAGCGAGAATAATAGTGCTGATCATGAATCCGCTTGTGCGACAAGTGAAACCAACAGCGCTGATCATGAAAGTAAAGCACAAGAATGGGCAGACAATAACCGAAACGCAGTTATTACCGGTGAAACCAATAAGTTTTCTGCACGTCACTGGGCTGAAGTAGCGCAAGAAACGGTACAAGGGGCAAGAGTCTACAAAGGTGTTCATGATGCATCAACCAGCACTTACCCAACTGATACGCCAGGGGTAGGGCATTATTGGATTATCGTTGTTGCAGGGACGATTGGAGGTACAGCCTATGGCATTAACGATGAAATAATTTATAACGGTAGCTCTTGGGCGAGAGTACCTAATAATAACGCGGTAAACAGTGTTAACGGTCAAACCGATATTGTTGTGCTGGATTACAATGATGTGGGTGCAGCGTCAGCGGGACATGGTCATAGTAATGCCACTGTAGCTGCTGATGGTTTTATGTCTTTGTCTGATAAAACAAAGCTGGACGGGGTTGAGTCTGGGGCTACTGGTGACCTTTCTGCTTCAGAGATTTTAACGTTACTAAAAACCGTGGACGGGGCTGGTAGTGGTTTAGATGCTGACAAGATTGATGGATATACCTCGTCAAGCTTGCAAAAAGTTAGCGATAGCATTGATAGCAGTAGAATAATCAACGTTCCGTCCACATGGACTATTGACACCAATACCTGGCGACCTGCCTCTGACTCCGTGACAAGTACAAGTTCATCTACGTCGGCCTCCTCTAAAGCTGCTAAAACAGCTTACGATAGAGGAAGTGCAGGAGTATCCGCAGCGGCTGCAGCTCAAGCTACTGCGGATAGTAAGCTGTCTTCGGTTCCAACAAATCTTGGAGGGGTTGGTACTTATGCCTACCTTGCCACATCTTCAAATAACACAGCAATTATCCAAGGTGCTACTTATGCCGGCTCATCACTAGATTATGCAGGCAATACAAACGGCATTGTGCAGAAGACTACAAGTTCACCAACAGGTACGTGGAGGGCGATGGGCTACTGTCCTGCGGTATCGATCTATCCAAGTAGTACTCTTTTTGTGAGAATTTCGTAATGGAATATTTTGATGTTAATAACCGCCATTGGGCGGTTTTTTATACCTGGAGGTAACCGATGGCAACCTATACAGCGCAACCCGTAGGCGAACCGTTGCCATATAAAAAGAAGAAAAACATTCTTGGCAGTACCACTATGCAGCAAACGGACACTGATCCTAATTCTTATACACCTGCATTGGGTACCGCAGAGAGGGCGACTAGTACCGGTTATGATGCAGCCCAAGGCACCGCTGCTAATTACGATGCCAGTAATTACAGCGCCGATACCAGAGATGTAAAATCCGAAGCAACGGTAGAAGGGCGCTTAGGAAATATCCTTAATTCTGAAAGTCCGTTAATGAAGCAAGCAGAAACCACCGGTTTACAGCTTGCTAATAAACGAGGTGTGCTTAATTCATCAATGGCTATTGGCGCCGCGCAAGGAGAGATGATTAAGAGTGCCTTACCCATTGCCTCGCAAGATGCATCAACGCTTGATTTGCGTGACCGAGTGAATATGGATGCGACTAATCAAGAGCGACAATTCAATACTTCGGCTGATAACGTAGAAGGCCAATTTAACGCGACCAATGATCAACAGATGGAGCTCACCAACACAGACGCTACTAATCGGGCCAGTGAGTTCGGAGCCAACGCACAGAACAATGTAAGTCAGTTTAATGCTGCGCAAGAGAACCAGATAACCAGTGATAATGTAAATGCGATTAACCGGTCAGCAGAGTTCAATATAGGAACTATTCAGCAGGAGAGATTACAGCGCTACCAACAAGACCACGAAGTGGTTATGGCAAAACTGGATGACGCTAGTAAGCAAGCCCTGGTTGAGCTGGAAATGGATTATAAACAGATTATTTCACAAGAGAAAAATTCAACAGATGCGTACTTGCAAGCAATGAGCGCTATGTCTCAAGCTTTGAGTAATGGTGAGCTAAGTGCTGAGCAACAACAACGAGCAGTATCTGAAATTACCAGTCAGTTATCGGCATTCTTAAGCTTTAATCAGCAATTGACGGGAATTGAGGGGGTAGTACCTAACTCCACACAACAAACCAATCAATCGATTCAAGATTCAATGACGCAAGCACTAGAGGACTATTACAAAAACAACCCTGTACCCACCGGCTCAGACATTATAAGTGGCGGTGGTTCCGGTTTTACTGGCAGTCTGAAAGACATAATAAACGGTCTAAATTAGTAGGGGGTTCATATGGGCTTTTCACTTAAAAAAGCATTTAAGAAAGTAGTGAAGATCCATAAAAAGGTCTTCAAGGCGGTTTTTGTTACCCCCTATAAAAAGCTATGGGAAAAGAAGTGGGTCAGAATGGCTGCGATGGTCGGTGCCGTTGTTGTGGGAGGTATGGCTCTCACGGGCACAGGCTTATTTGCCCAAGGAGGTTTGTTAGCAAGTAATGCTACTGCCGGAGCAGCTACCACCGCTACAGGTCTTGAGGCTGGTGGCACCGCAGCTATAACTGGGGGAAGTGCGGGGGCTGAATTAGGAACAGCGGCAATAGCTACAGAAGGTGCAACCACAGCGGGAATAAATTCGGCTGTGACCGGGGAAGCCTTAACAGGTGGTAATATTTTGGGTTCCGGTACCGGAGTTGCCGCCACAGAAACCGCCGGACTTAATACCGCGCTTACGGGTGAATTAGTAGGAAGCGTACCAGCCGCAATAACACCACCCGCAACAGAGGGTGTTGTGGGTGGCATATTAGGTGCAACGGCCAAGTACCCCGCCGCAACGATTGTGGGCGGTATGGCATTAAGTGGTGCAATGCAGAGTCACGCAGCAGAACAAGCGCGTAAAGACGAAGAAAAGCGCTTAGAAAAGGAACGTAACCGTCGTACTGCCTATGGAGTTAGTTACGATGGCAACAGTGATGTGCAACTTAACAGTGGGCAAAAGTTACAAGAAATGAATGATGCCTACTTTGCTAATAAACAAGCTAATATTCTAGGTCAGAATCAACCTCTAGCTGACCGCTCATCGGTTCCCGCAGCGGCTCCACCACCGCCTTCTCGTAAACGAATTGCCTTTAATCCACAAACTAAACAATGGGAAGAGGTGGCCTAATGGAACCGCAAAACGAGCAGTCACAAAACGTTGAAGAAATCCAAGCTAACCCTGAAGAACAAAAGTTATATGAAGATTTTGTACGTCTTGCTATTGGTGATGCGGCTAAAGACCGTAACAAATTTAAGGCGCTTATGGATGCGATCAAAGCTAGTGCCAAAAACCTTGAAGATGGTTTGGCACGACTGGCGTTAAGCCTCTATGACAATGCTGAAAAGCAGTTAGGCCCAGTGCAAGACGACGACCTCACTGAAGCTATAGCCGAGGCCATCATTGAGCAGTTAATAGATTACGCGGTGAAGTTGGGGATCGTGGATCAGCACCGTATAAATACCGATGTAGCCAACTCAATCTATATCCGCATGGCTAAATTGTGGATGGAACAAAACCCCGACCGTGCCGATCCTGAAGATCTGCAATACCTCGAACAAGCAAAAGGAGCACGTCAAAATGGCTAGTTCTTATGTTACTGGTGCAGCAAAAGGGGTGGGGGATGCGTTCGGCATTCTCGGCAAGCAAGGGCTTGATCATCATTACGAAACTATACGCCTTAATACTATTCAACAGTTGGGGCTTGAGCGCGATCAGAAACGTTTTGACCATCAGGATGACCTACAGCGTAGACGTATAGCGAGCACTGAAACCGAAGGGACGTTAAACCGTGCGTCAAATGAAAGCTTGGTAGGTAAACGTTCCCAGGCTCGCAAAAGTGAAATGGATCATGCCAATACTATTGCCCAAGAGAGTAAGCCTAACTACACCGATGTAACCGACGCTAAAGGTAATATTCTTGGTCAGCGTGAAAGCGGGACTAACCAGTATATTCCTGTGAACAAAAGCGCTACATCGAAACTCAGTGGGCAAGCTACTGCGCAACTCAAGATCTACAAGGAGGAGATTAACCGGCTTGATGATCAAATTTTTAATGAAACTGACCCAGTCAAGAAAAAAACCCTCGAAATAAAACGAAAGAAAGCTATCAAGGCACAAAATGACTTGGCTGGTATCGCGCCGGCAGCATTGACCGATAGACAGGCTTTAGCCTTGGCTCAAAAAGTTGAAAGTCAGGATGAAGTAGAAGGCGTCGTTCAGGAAATAACGGAAAAGTACGGGGAAGAGTCAGGCAATAAAGCCCGTGCCGCCCTTGAAAAACGCTTTGCGACTGATACGGCGACCCCTGAAACGACAGCTGAACCAACACCACTACAAGAAGATGCTGTTCAGCCTTTGCTTGACCTTGATCGAGTGAAAAGCGGTGGTGATGATGAATTGACCCAGCAGCTCACAGAACGACAAAAACCTAGTGGTCTAGCCAATATCTTGGGGGCAATTGTTAACCCTGATGCTTCTAATCCTGAAACCGCTGATATGTTGCAGGATCACGAAAAGAGCGGGGCGACGGTAGCGATTAACCGTTTCTTTATGAAACTACAACGCAGTACGCCAAGTGCCACCGAAGTACGGCAAGTACTGCCCTTCCTTGAGCAAATGAACCCTGAAGAAAAACAAAAGGTTTTATCATTAGCTAACGGCTATAACCTCAGTCAATAACCGAGAATTGCTATGTCCAAATATTTAGATTATCTCGATGAAATAGAGTTTGCCAGCGATGATGAACTGGACGCCATCATAGCCGGTAAACCCTTGCCCAAAAAAGGTAATGACGACTGGCAAATTACCAAAGGACTCAAGGCGGGCGTTGATCAGGTGCAAGGATTGGGCGGTGGTCTGGTTGCCGTTGCAGGGGATCTAATCGGCAGTGAGAGCCTTGAAAAAGCCGGACTCGATATTTATAAGAAGAACATGGATGAAGCCCAGAAAAATGCGGGAAATATGACCGAGTTTACTAAGTTAAAGGACGATTTGACCCCCGAAAATGCCTTTGATTATTTGATGTATACCACGGGCAACGTTATACCCACGATTGTAACGGCTGCTTTAGGTGGTGGTGTGGGTGGCGCGGTGGCTAAAACCGTAGCGAAAAAGGCCGTGGCCAAACAGATTAAACGTAAGGCAGCGGAACACGTCGCTAAAGGCGTAGCCCTCAAAGAAGCCGAAAAGCAAGCCGCTAAAGAAGTTGTAGGAAAGTATGTTACATATGGAGCAGCAACGGCCAGCATAGGCATGGAAACCGGCAGTATTGCCGGAGACCTAGATGAGCAAACCGGCGATGTTCACGGGGGCACCGCTTTAGCCTTTGGTACGGTTGCAGGTATTATTGATGTATTGCCCGTTGCTCATGTGATGCGCCGTTTGGGTGTAGGTAAGCCGTTTAAAGATCAGGTCGTTAAAAGCATATCGAGAGAAACACTTAAGGTCGCCATGATGGAAGGCGGCACAGAAGCCGTTCAGACAGTTATTGAACGTGCCGCCGTTAAGTGGGTGGATGACAATAAAGATATTTTTACCCCTGAAGGACTGGACGAAATAGTCAACGCAACCGCCGCTGGTTTTATTGGAGGTGGTGTTATGGGTGCGCCTTCAGCCGCTATTAACAAGCTGTCTAACCCTCAACCTAAAGATGATAAAACGGATGATGATCAGCACGTAGATAAAGTAGATCAGGTCTTAGAGCAGACAGTTAATGAAACTCCAGAAAAACCCAACCCCAAGTATGTTGACGTAGATAAACTGTTTGATCGTTACAATATTCCTCATGCTGTACCAGCTCAACCAGAACAAGCCCCCGTTAATCCTGCCGATGACAAAGTATTTGATCGTTACCACATTGACCCATATTTACCTGAAGGGTTACCTGGTGAAATTAATGCAGACGGCATGCAAACACAGCCACAATCTCCTTTACCTGAAACAGCAATTAATCAAGGCCCAGAGCCTCACGCAGAGGTGGCTAATGGTGGTGAATTAAGCCTTGCCGCACATCCTTTTGCTAATCCTCAAGCAACTAGACCTTTTAAGCCAACAGTAGTCGAAACGCTAAATCAGGCACGAGAAGCTGTTGCGGCTCAAGGTGGTTCAGTATTGGATCAGGCGGAAGCAGGTGCGCAAGTGTTGGCGTCAAAGGCGGCAGAGGCGAAACTACAGCAACCAACCGAGAACGATGTAGCTACTCGAAAAGCACGTTTAGCGGCTGAGATGACCGCTTTAAAAATACAGCCTAAGAACGACGCAGAGTCTCAAGCGTTTGAGCAGATTAATGATTCCATCGAAGCCGAGGCGCAAAAGCAACAAGAACAACTTCAGGCTAGCACCATTGATGGCCACAGCTTGGTTGAAAAAGGAACTGAGGCGATAGACGAACAGGTAAGCACCAAACTATTACCTCAAACAGAAATCCCAAAGGAAACAACCAAACAGCCAGAAATTACCCCTTCTGACGCTATTGAAACAACCGTTGCACCAGAGTCCAAAGTTGATCAGCAAAAAATTCTGAAAGAGCGCTTATTGTTGCGTGAACGGCTGAATGGACTTAGAGGAACTGACGTACAGGCGTTAAAGAGAGCAGACCACAAGCAATATGTATCTGTTCTAAAAAGCATGGTACGCAAGTTGTTTCCTAAAGGGGCTGATATTCAGTACCGAACAGATCAAGGCGTCTATGATTACGAACACCTGCTTACAGACCAGGTGCGCAAGGATTACCTTCATACATTGCCCGAAACCTTAAAGCGCCATCATATTAAACTTGAGTTTCGTAATGGCGATGTAAATAAAGTGATTGCCATCAAGAAGTATTTTGATGTTGATACACTTAAAGATATTTGGGACATCGTAGTACTTCATGAAAATGAAATAAGGACAAAGATTGCGCGGAAAGGGGCAAAAGGTAGGGGATATGTAGAGTCTCAAATGATGAGGGCAGGCAAGTCAGTACCGGCTTCTGCCATAGATAAGGAAGATAACACGGATACTCGCCTTCCAAATCCTGATACCAATAGTATAAAACCTGATCAAATTGAAAACAATCCCCCACCGTTACCGGAAAGCAATCTAACTGAACAAGCGCCCTCAACTGAGGGCGTTTCTGTTTCTGAGGAAGCAACAGGTAACACCCCGGGCAAACTACCTACAAAGAAACCTGAAGGAAAAATATTTTCTACCGAGAAGGAAGCCAAACTTTCCCGTCAATTCAAAGAAAATCCTAATTCCGAAGTTGTAGCGGTAGACGAAGGTTTTGAAGTTAAGAAAGGTTTTAAGCCACTCTCTGAGATCAAAATTATTGATGAAGTGAAAGTCGCTGAAACCGGTGAAACAGTCACTATCGAAGAATCTGCTGAAGTAATTTGGCGACGAATGAAAAAGCGGTTCGATACGCTCACCAAACTTAAGGAGTGTATTAGCTCATGAAACAACTTACGCAAGCTGACCTTGAGGAACGTATTAACTCTGGCGCAAAAGCCTATGTTGCGCCTAACCATAAACAACTTAAAAAAGCGGACGCTTTGGATTCTTTGGCTAAGAACTTGGCACGTATTGCTCAAGGAATTCGCCAGGATAATCAATCGCAAGGCGATACTCTCTCGCAACAGATGCAGCAGTCCAGTGAGTTGATGCAGAGCCTTCTCAATCAACTTATCGGTCTAATGATTACTGAAAAACCAAAATCCAGTTACAGATTCTCGATCAAACGAGATAAGCGCGGTCTTATCCAATCCGTTGAAGCAACACCACTTAAAGGGGCTTAATCATGGTTGCTACCGTAATTGTCAATGAAAAAAATGGAGCCGGTGAAACGGCAACCGATAAAACAAGCGGAGTCGTTCGCTATAAGAACGCCGATGATGCCAACGTGGACGCAAACGATCCAATGGTTGTGCCTGGAGCCGGATCAGATTTTAGTTTTGATAAGTGGCTACGGTTGAACATTTCCGTTGCCCCCGACACGCAAATTGAAAATCTCAAAGCCTATACCGATGGCGCTAATGGCTTTGGTACAGGGGTACTTGCGTGGTACAAAACAATTGGTACTTTCTCCACCCCTTCAGCCCCTGCTAACGCCACAGGTTATACGGATATCTTTACTAAAACGAGTGGTTCACCGATTGATATGGACGCCATTAATACTGGCCCCTTTTCATCTACTGGGGATATTGGCGATTACCTTATTACCATGCTGGAAGTAGCAAGCACTGCCACACAAGGCGCGTTAACTGGCGAAACTCTGACATTCAGCTATGACGAATCCTAAAATAGAAACCCCGTTTGCTTCTGATCCCTTCGACTACAAACTTTCACAAGATCCTGATGGCACCCGCCACGGAATCAATCCCCGCAACTCCTTAACAATATTGCCTGATGGCGAAACAAGGCTGTTTCAACGTCGGGCAATTAAAGGCGTGGGCGGGGAAAACGTGACCTTTGATAGTTGCTTGGTTGGTGAGTTAAACGGGGTGCGCGTGTACGTCAAAGATAACTCTATCGTCTTAACTACTCAGGATCTAATGTTGTAATGGCTTTAACCCTAAACGGCAGCAATCAACGCGCTTACCGCTCATATTCCCGCACTCTCGCCAGCGCAACAACACTTGCGTGTCGCTTCAAGGTACCTGACCCGTTACTGAATTCGAATGATGTCATTTTTGGATTTTACGACGACACCCAAACGAGTACATTTTTACGAATCGTGCTAAAAAGCGCCAACCAAGCACAGGGTATGGTTCGCACCGCAGCGGGTGCAATTACTGCCGCTTCAACCACCACACTAACCGCTGGTAGCTGGTATAGCGCTGTAGTCACACATGACGGTGCCGGTAATGTTGCATTCTTCCTTGATGGAGAAACTAAGAAAACTGGATCTGGAACACCCACTGGTGGCGTGACATTAAATACGGTTGTGGCTGGTGCGGGTAAGTCTTCGTCTGGATTCTCTGAGCACTGGGGAGGCTCACTAGCCTATGGGGGCGTATGGAGCCGTGTTTTAAATGATACAGAGTGTGGCGATCTCGCGAATGGCACCTCAAAACCCACGGATATTACAAGTGGTTTAGTTGATGCGTGGGACTTAATTGCAGACGGAAACACCGATGCATCGGGCACCAATCTTACTTTAGATAATACCCCTACTTTTGATGCTGAAGACCCTTTAGGCGGCACAACCTACGAAAACGAACGCCACCCGCCCACGGCTATTGATACGAATACCAATTGGGCCAACACCTTAACCGCTATTGATGAAGACCCAGATTCGAGTGGCACGGACTGGTTAGCCTCTCCCGATCAAAATACTAACTGTGATATGAAGGTGTCTTTTGCGACTCCTTCAGCCGCACTTGAACCAGGGGCCGACAAACAGGAATTTAGGGTACAGGCTAAACAGTATCGTTCCGCGTCCGGCACTCCATCTATTCGTATAGAATTATGGGAAAACGGATCATTAGTTAGAGCAGGCACTGCTACCGATGTAACCAGTACCACCGAACAAGTATTTTCGTTCACATGGAATGTTAGCGAACTAACCACTTCAAGCGGGGCCAATGTCGAATGTAAGGTGTTCGGCATTAAATCAGGGGGAAGCCCTTCAGCACGAAATGCAGTTGATTTAGGAGCCATTGAATGGAATGCCTCAATTGAATCGGAGGGTGTTACCACCTATACCAAAACTACATCTCTTAATGCGATCCTGAAAAAACAAGACATATTGCGCACGGCCACCCTGAACGCGGTACTAAAAAAGCAAGACCTCACCTTATCGGCCACCCTGAATTCATTACTACAAAAGCAGGGCTTAACTGCTGATAGTAGCCTAGATGCGCTACTGAAAAAAACCGATAGCCTTACCAGCGACCTTGATTCAATCTTGTTAAAGACTGGTATTACTAAAGCACTAACCTTGGATGCGGTATTACAGCAACAAGGCTTAAGTCTTAGCAGTACCATTGATGCCTTACTGAAGAAAAACGACGTACCCATTACCGCTAATATTGATGCGGTATTGAAGAAACAAGGGATCACACTCAGCACAACCTTTGAAGCATTACTTCAAAAGACCTTAACCAGTTCAGCTTCACTTGATGCGATCTTGGTGGTTATCTCAGAATCCACAATAAATACTTCACTTGATGCGGTCTTACAGAAAGTAATTAACGTCACTACTAGCCTAGATGCCACCTTACAGAAACAGGGTATTACCACCTCCACCACACTGAACAGTATTTTGCAAAAAACACTGTCAGGCAGTGCTACTGTTGATGCCTTATTACAGAAAAATATTGACCTGTCAGCGGTAATGAATGCGATCTTGAAAAAGACCATAGGACAAACCGCTACCTTGGATGCTGTATTAGTGCAGGTCGGCACTAATACCATGAGCGCCACCATTGACTCAATTCTACGAAAAACCCTTTCAATCAGCACCGCCGTAGACGCCATATTACAGCGTCAGGGGCTAAGTTTTTATAGCAACCTAGATGCCTTACTTAAGAAACAATTAAGTGCCACGGCTACTTTGGATGCGATATTAATAGCTGTTGGTGCGGTCACCGTCTCTATTGATTCTTTACTTAAAAAGGTTGGTGTCACTACCTCGGTTTCGTTTGATGCAGTTTTAATAACTAATGATGGAGATTCAGGTGGAGGCGGTGCCCGAGTTGTTACTAGATCTAGTAGCCGAGACAGTCTTATTGATACCAGTAAGCATATTAAACGCCTTCACCGTGAAGATGAAGAGGTTCTAGCGGTAATAATGGCCGCAATGGAGATTTTGCAATGAGTTCATTAACCAGTTGTATTAAGAAGGCCGGTAAAGCACTTTCACCGCAAGATATTACCCAACTTAAACAATCTCTACAGGATTATATGGATGAAGGGTTAAGTCGTGAGTCGGCTTCGATTAAAGCTGTAGATGATTTATTAGGTGAGTGGATCCAAGAGCAGCAAAGCTTTTTTACTCGAGTAAATGAGTTAGGTGGTCAATTGCCCGATCTGCCCAAAAAAAACAGTAATGAGAAGTTTCAAGATTTTGGTGCGGAAATTGGGGGGGCGCGTAAAGATCTTTCCACTAAAGGGCGGAAAAAAGGGGCTAAAATTGAGCATCCAGAATACGAAGGTAAACCTGGTTACTACCGTCAATACTATGTTGCCGAAGCAGTTAAAATGCCCGGGCGCATTTATGAAGAGGGTGAGTTTGAAGGGGGGTGGAGTCTATGGAAAAAAGCCAAGGGCAAGGCATCTCCTTTTAATCAGGATAAGCGAGTAGCGGATAAGTTCAAAACAGAAGACGAAGCGTGGTTAGCTGTACCTATTGCCGAAGTATCAGTTAAGCATCGTGTTGGGCGTAAATCAGACACTGAGTTCTATATCTACCGCAACGTTGCTAAAGGGAAATATCCTGTTATGAAAGACGGCTTTAAAAGTCGTGAAGAAGCGATGCAGTATATGATTACTCATGCTGACGAACTTATTAAAAGCGGAAAGGCATTAGGTGAGGGAATCCGACCTAATCTAGATAAGGTTGAACGTACCGGTACCGAACACCGTAAAGGTAATGTATCACCCAAAAACTTCGAAGATACTTTTGGGTTTTATGGCGGACAGTTTGGCATTTGGAATAATAATGATGATCGTCAGGCTGATTTGAACTTTGCCTATGATGCCTTTATGGATTTAGCTGAAGTATTGAACGTCTCACCTAAATCACTATCACTTAATGGAGAGCTAGCAATTGCCTTCGGTGCCAGAGGGAAAGGCTTAACAGGAGCCAAAGCACACTATGAACGTGATTTTGGCGTAATCAACCTTACTAAAATAAATGGGGCTGGTTCATTAGCGCATGAATGGTTTCATGCCTTTGATCACTATTTAGGTCGTCAATCGGGGCAAACCGCAGCGGAGCGCACAGGTGAAGGTAAAGACGCTAAGTTTGAAACTCAAGGTCGTGACCGTGACTTTGTGTCTCATGGGTTCTCTTACAACACCAAAACCCGAAAAGAGTTGCAAGAAGCGTTTACCAAAGTAGTTAAAACGGCAATGCAAGCTACAGAAGACTATTTCGAAGATACTACCCGCTACAGCAAGGTAACGGAAAAGCAGATTGATAATGTTGAGCATGATATTGCTGATGTAGCCAATGCGCTTGAGAAATCTTATGAAAATGACTCCTATGTTAAGCGCCACAAGAAGCCTGCAAGCAAAAAACAAATCTCTGAATATGCTCGCTTAACTAAGCCAATTCGTGACGCAATGAAGAATCGCAAGCCTATAAGTCTAGAGAGTCGTACTGTTGCCGGTAGGTCTCGGTACGGAAATTTTCGCTATACAAATGATGATATCGAAGCTATTTCAGTTCTTTATAAAAAGGTACGTGGTCGTACCGGTTTTACCAGTGAGCGGAAAGGTATTCTTGATAAATTTATTAACAGTCTTCGCCGTTATAATGAGGCATTGCATAAGCTACAAGAAGGTGAAGATCAGGTTACTAAAAAACGTACTGTGCCGACTAACTTTCGCTCAGAAGCGACGAACTTAGATCTTTACCGAGTGGCTGATTACTGGGGAACCAACCACGAGATGATGGCTCGTGCATTTGAATCATATGTAGTTGATCAAGTTGAACTGGGAAAACATCGCAGTGATTACCTCGTGTATGGCGCGGATAATAGTTACTACGCCGCTTACAACGTAAAACCTTATCCTGAAGGGGATGAACGTCAGCGTATCAACCATGCATTGACGGATTTTTTTAAGGTGGTTGAAGAAAAGACAACAGAAAAAGGGCAAGCATTATTTCTCCGAAACTCTGATAAAAAAACAACCTCTACTCGTAGTCGCCCATCCATCACTAGGAAACAAGCAGATAAAGCTATCCATGAAATTACTGATCAATGGCGCGGGGCTGACCGGTATAACGAAGTAAGTTTAGTTGAGACTTACAATGACCTTCCTGCCGAAATAAAAGAAACCGCAAAGGAGCAGGGCGCTGAAGGTAAAATAGATGGTGTATTCCATAAGGGTACTATTTACATTGTTTTGGATAAGGTGCAATCCACTACCGATGTAGAGCGTGTGTTATTCCATGAAGCTTATGGTCATTATGGTTTGCGTAAACTGTTCGGTAAAGATGTAAGCGCCACTATGAATGCTTTATTTTTCGCCATAGGTGGAAATAGTGGATTAAATCGCATAGCTCAAAAACACCACATTGATTTGAGTGAGTACCAGAATAACCTTATAGGAATGAGTGAGTTTCAGCGAAGCTCGTTAATGATGGAGGAATTACTGGCTCATATTGCCCAAGAAAATAAACCCGACATTAAAACCAAACTAAAAACCTTGCTCGGTGCTATCAAAAATTGGTTTCGGGAGCGTGGTTTTAAAGGTCTGGCCAAGATGGGTGATAGTGATTTGTTCTACCTGTTGAAGAAATCTAAAGAGTCGGTGATAAAAGGTAAGGGGGGTAAGTCTGGTGATACACGGTTTGTTATACCTTCCGAAAAGATTAAGGCTCCCAATAAAGAAGTAAAAGCCAAATTTTCACGTACAGCGCATCACCCTACAGAGGCTTTTAACGACCTAGATCAAGATCAAATTAACTTCTATAAAAAGATTGGGCCTAGATCGATCCCGCAACGCATATCAGACCGTATCAATGAAGTACGTGATCGAATTGGTTTGAAGGTAAGACAAGGCATGGTTGATAGCTTTGCAGCATTTAAAGTGGTGGACGAAAGAGCTAGAGGGGATCTTGTCGTTGAAGAAGATACCGCTAATAGTTCGTGGGTGTTAGCGAGGATGAGTCGTGCTGCTGGAGGTGCTATAAACGCCTTAATCGGTCATGGTCGTATCTCAATGCAAGGAGGGGTGATAGACGTTGACCCATCCACAGAAAGCCTAGTTGATATTCTGAAAAAGTTAGGTGGTAGTGCGGAGGTGGAGCGGTTTATGGGGTGGGTGGCAGCTAATCGAGCCAATTCACTAAAAGCGCAAGACAAAGAGAATTTATTTACCCAGACTGAAATATCCGCTGGGCAGAGAGCAAATCAAGGTCGGTTATCCGATGGACGCAACCGCGCCACCATCTACAATACCGTTTTCCAAGAATTTCAAGTTATACAAGATGATGTGCTTGGGATTGCTGAGCAGGCCGGTATTATTTCGGATGAAACTCGTAATATGTGGAAGGATGAATTTTACGTACCGTTTTACCGAGTAATGGACGATAGTGATGTTAGCGGGCCGCATACTGTAGGTGGGGGGCTGTCTCGCCAGCAAGCCTATAAGAAGCTTAAAGGTGGGAAACAAAACCTGAATGACCTGCTTGAAAACACCTTAATGAATTTTGAGCATCTAATTAGTGCCTCACTTAAAAATCAAGCAGCAGCAAAAGCAATTGAAAATGCTGAAATGGTCAATATTGCAGTGGAAACAATCGAAACCCAGCGTGATAAAAATGCTAGTACTTTCATCCTGAAGGATGGCGTTAAAACATGGTATGACATTGCTGACCCTATGGTCTTTGCCGCATTAACCGCAATGGGTAGTACTGGCATGAATGGAACCGCTATGAAAGTTATGCGGTCATTTAAGCGTGTGTTTACTAACTTTATAACAGCATCGCCGCAATTTATGGCCGCTAACTTAATTAGGGACTCTTTTCAGTCGGTAGCATTGGCTGATATGAAGAAGAACCCTATAGCTAATGTAATTAAAGGTATCAATCAGTACGGGGTGTTTGATAAGCAGAAGGCGGCTAGAGCTCACCTACAAGCCACAGGAGGTGCGTTTAGTTTTGGTCATGTGTACGGTGAAGACTCAGACAGCATTAAGATGGAATTGAATAGAATGCTACGTAACGGCAGCATTATTCAAGATGGTCACGATGTGCTGACCCTACTAAAGAAAGGTTGGGATGCATATCATGGAGTCAGTGATAGCCTTGAAAATGCTAACCGAGCAGCTGTCTATGACAAGGCACTTGAAGACGGTAAAACTAAGCTACAAGCTGCGTTTGTTGCTAGAGATTTAATGGACTTTAGTTCACAAGGTAACTGGACTGCAATGCGATTCCTGATCTCGGTGGTACCATTCCTGAATGCTCGTTTACAAGGTTTAGATAAAATATACCGCTCTGGAATTAAACCTGGAACGTCTGTTATTCGTTCGATGTTTCCTGGTGCAAACCCAGCAACGGATACTGATAAAAAAGCAGCGGCGAGGTTTGGATCTGTAGCGGGTGCGTTGGCACTGGCTACGATGGCGCTATACATGGGTAACAAGGATGACGAAGAATACAAGAAGCTAGAGGACTGGCAAAAAGACACTTATTGGTTTATTAAAATTGGCGGCAATGGTTTCTTTATTCCCAAGCCATTTGAAGTTGGAGCTATTGCCACGCTAGCAGAACGTAGCTTGCAACAAATGGTTGATGATAAGGCAACCGGGACACTATTTGCAGAGCGTATCGGTCACATGCTGCTGGATACCTTCAGTTTCAATCCTACACCGCAACTATTCAGCCCTGTCATTGATGTATATGCAAACAAAGATAGCTTTACGGGGCGGCAGATTGAAAGTATGGGGCAGAAGCGTTTTAGCCCATCCCTTCGAGTGAGAAGCAATACCAGCAGAATAGCTAAAGGAATTTCAGCATTAACGGAAAATACTGCGGGGGCTATTTTTGGTAAAGACTCTAGCCTGGTGTTCAGCCCAGTTCAGATTGACTACTTAATTGGAGGATATCTGGGGTGGGTAGGAGAATCAACTGTCGCCTCTGTTGATGTAATGGCTAGTACTATGAGCGGTGATGAGCGTCCTGCAAAAGCATGGAGTGAATACCAACCTTTTAGACGGTTCTATAAAGATTTGTCGTTACCAGGGTATACAAAATACCAAACAGCTTTCTATGACAATCTAAAAGAAATAGGTCGTATTCATCTGGATATTAAGCGATACCGTGAGTTGGGTGAGATAGAAAAGGCACAGCAATTGTTTGTTGAGAACAAGGATAAGTTAAGGTACAGACAATTAATGAATAGGATTCAACGGAAATTAACCAAACTCAATAACCAGGCTAAGATGGTGCGTAAGTCAAATGACAGTAGTGACGCAAAACGACGACGGCTAGATATGATTCAGGCTCAGAAAAACCGGCTCACCGAAAATATAGCAAAAAGAATAGAGTAGAATATATTACCCTAGAATGGCACCTACAAATCCACCCATTACTACTAAAAATACCGGCATCGCAGCGGCTAAAACAATAACCGTTGTCCAGTTCTGGTTTTTTCGCTGAAAAACCCCACCGTTCATTACAATCATTGCGGATATAAATATTAGGAATACGCCGGTGGCAATAATACCTGTCCAGTCCATAAGCTCTCCTATCTTATTTCTTCGCTTGTTCTATCTGTGTGATGACCTTGAAATAGATGTTTCATAGCCTTCTCCTCAAATTATTAAGAAAGGGTATTAAGTTTAGCCCAAAATTTGAAAAATAGAAGGGACTCAAAAGTACTATGGAGTAATGCCGTTAAATGGTTTGGAAAAGGGAGTTACTAGCCCCGCATATTTCAGCGGGGCATTTTATTTACGGTGCGACACTACAATCGGATTGATATAGATTTAAGTTTGAATCGATCACGTTAGTGCATTTCATTTCGGATGTATCGAATGCAAATGTAATAATAAAACCCCCGTCTACAGCTGAGTTTCCTACTTTAATATTAGTGTCTAATAGGTTGATAGATCCATCAATATGAGAGTTGGTAATGATGGCACTCCCTTCGCTGATATCTACTTCTCCATAAATTCTTGAGTTGGTTGCTTTTAATCCTGCGTATGATAAGTGAGCGGATCCTGCTATTGAATTTGATAATTCCAGAAATGCAGTTTCATCTATAATTATTTCCCCTATTGAGCTAAAGCTGACATAAAGGCTACTTTCATAACCTATTAAAGTTTCAATTTCACTTTTAGCAATTCGTGCAAGAGAGGATATACCAAGAATAAACTTTTTAGCTTTGATGTTAGAAATGAATAGGTTACTGTCTTCCTCTGCTTTTATTTGACCATCCACTGTTAGGTTTCTTAGTTCAAATATACGATAGTCACTACTATATACTCCACCAATAATTGTTGATCCTATTCCAGCACCCACTATCGTAAACGGGCGATTTGGGAAGTTGGAATTCTTAATATCAAATCCTGCAAAAACTCCTGGCCCCACAAAAACAGTGCATTGATTAGCTGTATCGGGGCACCAAGTATCTCCTTCAGCATCTACGGCTTTTTGAATAGTGTTAAAATCTCCAGGTACATTTACATGTGTTCCTGTAGGTTCTCCTGGGGGAGGGGGAGGTTCACTAGATGTAACAACCTCCAGAGTTGCCGGTTTTCCGCCTTCCTTGGTATAGAACTTAGCGCTCGCATCAGACGTAAATAGCGCAACGCCATAATTAACCAGCCCCCCATCAACCCATCCTTGAACGATGTCAGTAATATCTATGCTGAATGTTGTGCTTTCTAAGCCTTGGGGAAGATTTACGGTCACGGTAGGGGAGCCAAAATTAGGTTGGTTATCGAAGGTAATTGTATCTTCAGACCAATTCCCATTGATTACACTAACGTCCATGACTCCATCACCATATACTTTGTCCACACTCAGAGTTAGTACAGCAGACTGGATATTGCTACCGGTAAGGCTAGATACATCAAATTCAACAAAGCTAGTCCTTGGGTAAGTGTGGCGCACCCTCATTATGTTGTAGTCTCCAAAGTTACTCGATGTTTTTAAGCTTTGACCCGTCGTATAGCTATCTTGTGTCACAGAGAAGGTAACAGCTTCAAGATTAGTAGAATGTATTATGAGTAGTAATATAGGGATGATAATTGACACACGAACACTAAACATTTTCATAGCGTTCACCATTTTATTTGATTTTGGTTGGTTAATAGGAGGACGTTGCTTCAGTCCGGTGGCATAAGACTAGTTCAATAACCTTGCATAATGAAGGGACTAAAAAGTACTTAGCTAGACGTAATAAGCATGAAGAAAGAAGTTTAAAAACGAATTGATTATTTAGGGGAGGGGGAGTGGCCCAGGTTTCCCGCCTGGTCGGCCACCACTTACGGCAGGTGACGCAGCAACTAGGCATCCATACGGCAGAAGCACTTATCCATAAGCTTTCCATTTCTGCGAGTTGCTGAGGCGTATTATAAGTATCTGAATTCTGATGTATGTAGGATATTGCCCTTGATGCTTGTGAGAGATATCTTACAGGGATTGTTAAGTATTTATAGATTCAGCTAGTATTTCTGCTTCTCTAGTGAGTATCGCAAGGGGAGCATTAAAATTAATGATAATCTCAGAATATTTATTCATATGCTCTGCTGATGCTATGGGGTTAACCCCGCCTTGATTGGTTGCGTCAGAAATTTCTTTCAAGCCAATATGTAACCATTCTAGATATTTATTATGAGCATTGAGCATAGCTAAGTGAGATTTATTTAGCTCAGGGAGATACAACGACTGAATCATGCTTGCTGTATCCCAAGCAAGTTCATCAAAAGCCGTCTCGTTTTTGATAAGTTTATGGCTTACTTCCTTATGAATAATTTTTGTAAGTGAGATCATCAAAAGCATATATTGTTCAAGTTTTTCTCTTTTTAAAGTTTCCCTGTCTTTCTGCTTCCAAGATTGATGTGCAATATTTGATTTTATTTCTTCTGTAATTTGTGTCGTCTCGGAAAGCTGCCCTTTGATAGAATCTAAATTTTCTTCTATGGCTTGAAACTTACCTTTTTCGCGACCGTAACCTCTGAAATAGGAAATAATGATAATAACTATCCCGCTTAAAATGGCGGTAAGTATATAAGGTAGTGAGCTTATTAAGTCACTATTCCCTTGTACAATTTCAATTATTTTACTTACGTCTTCTTGAGTCACTGTTGACCTGCTTACTTGATATTATGTGGCGCAATCATGGCACACTGAGGCACAAAAATAAATCAATTAACATTGGTTGAGTCAATGGATTAGCTTTTAAGCGTGTACGCTAACGTACTTTTTTGTGTTAACGTTTAAGTTCAATGTTTGTTCGTGATTTCGGTACACGTATTAGGAGTTATAATGGATTCGTTTTTTGCAAAAGATGGCCCTAAAATAATTTTAGAAACGTTTCTTCGAAAACTGTATTCTTTAGAAACTGTCAAAGGTGAATCAATAGATAGATTTAGCTCATTGGCAAATATTAGAAAAGTTATTGAAAATATTAGTAATCATCCACAAGGATGGGATCAACATTGCCCTTTTAATATAAACTATATAGGGGATCAGTTTTTAGATATTCTCAATCGTTTCGATCCGAACACTGAAGAAAAATTAGCCCGTGTAGTAGGTGACATACTTCTTTTTTGCTATCGTTTTTTATGTGAATACTCCTTTTCGTTAGACATAGGTCGCGAGTTAAACCCCGAGCTTGAGAGCGTAAAGATGCGCATTCAACAAGCAGTGACTGAAGCAGATGATGAAATGACTAATGAGCTTCGGTCTAATTTTGTATGGGCTACTTATATTATGCCTGCACAGCTTACCAAGTACATGATAGGTCACGAGAATATTTTAAGTATTAAGTCCTTTAACAAGAAAATTGAAGAGGCGGATAAGCTAAAAACGCAGTGGGATAAAGATATTGCTGAAAAAGAAAAAGAAGTAACACGGCTTGCTGGTATCCTAGCGGAACAAAAAGATGCCTTTAACTTCGTTGGGTTATCCAAAGGGTTTGGAAACCTATTGCAGAAAAAAGAAAACCAAGCCAGTATGTTGCTTGGGGCTTTAATGACAATGGCTGTCCTTATAATACTACCTTTGATAGGCGAAACTATTTACGCTCTTGTTAAATTGTCTGATGACGCTCTTACATTGATGCACCTCGCTATATTCATACCTGTCATCTCAATTGAGATAATTTTGATATACTTCTTCCGCATAATATTGTTACAGCATCGGTCTGTAACAGCTCAAAAAATGCAACTCGAACTACGCCAAACTTTATGCCAGTTTATCCAAAACTATTCGGAGTATTCAGTCAAGCTAAAAGAGAAAGATAAAACAGCATTGGAAAAGTTTGAAAATCTAATTTTTAGTGGGATTCTTGCAGACTCAGAGCGGTTACCGAGTACATTTGATGGTTTGGATCAAATAACCAATCTACTCAAAAGTGTTAAGGGGTAGAGCTTAGATCGCTGAGGTGTAGTCACTATAAGTTATCGGGGCTACATAGGTCATTAATGAGTTATGTTAACATAACTCTAGACTGGACACTTAGTGGACACAAAACTTCTATAGCTACTTATTGTACTGGTTATTAGCTCCAGTCGAGCATGGGGGTACAGTTTCTATCTTGGGGTGTGAGTAGGTGTGAAAGGCTGTGACGAGAATTGTTTTTGAAATAGCCCAAATATAGCCCAAACTGGCTGCTGTCTTTAGGTAATATGTTGAAATATAAAGAAAATCAATGGCGGAGAGGGAGGGATTCGAACCCTCGGTACCTTGCGGTACACACACTTTCCAGGCGTGCTCCATCGGCCACTCGGACACCTCTCCAGCAAGGGGCGGTACTCTATACTACATAATCTTTAAAATCAATAGATTCAGATCTTAGAAACAGCACTCAAAAAACGTTTATTCTATGTTGTATGCTTAATGGTCAGATAATAAAAACTATATTAAAGCAGGTGATGTCTTATGGGTGGGTTGTACCGTAAAGAGTGTTCGGTCGTTGGCAGTTTGTTTGATGTACATAAGCATTTAGTACTAACGGGGGTTTTAACAGGGCTTGAGCACCACCTATCTAAACTTCATTTCATTGATGCGCATGCCGGTGCTGGTATTTATGAACTTTCGCAGGCAGAGAGTGCAGGTGGCGAGGTTGTAAATTTTGAAACTCTGCTACAGGTAAATAGAAATGAATTAACTGATAAATACATTGAAGTTGTCAGGTCTTGCAACAAATCATTACCTTTAACGAAATACCCTGGTTCCCCTGTAATTGCACAAAAGTTATTGCGTCCCTTGGATACAATGTCGCTTATTGAGTTGAATCTTGATGAATATAGCGAGTTGAGCGGTTTGTTTCAGTCATCTTCTCAGGCGATTGTTGAGCATGGATCTGCATTTGATCGAGTGTTAAAACGAATACCTGAAGGGAAGATGGGTGGGGCGGTATTAATAGATCCTGATTATATTATAGAAGAGGATTTCACTGATACTGCAAACCTGATTATACAGTGCCGAAATAAATGGGAGGCGGCTGTTATTATGGTTTCTTTACCTGTAATAGGTCGGTCTGTGAGTGATCGTTATATTGTGTCTATATTAAAAGACTCCGGTATTAGTAATATGTACCTCAGTGATTTTGAGTTTTACGATGCGCCTGTAGGCGAGGGATCAGCACTACTTAAAAAA